TTGATGACCGCCTGATGCGCGTTAAGCATCATCGAATGGCGCACGTTAAGCGCTCGCGTATCGCTCACGTTACGAGCTTCGTTAATTAGTCGATTTATTTTTCGAGGTTCATTCCAATGGCACTCACCACTTATAATTCGGGCAGCGCTGAAACGCTGAAGCTGTGGTCTAAGAAATTATGGAGAGAGGCACTCTCCCAGACCTACGTTTCGCGTTTTATGGGCACTGGTTCCGATAACGTTATTCAAGTCTCTGAGGACTTGAGTAAAAGCGCGGGTGATCGAATCCGCACCACTCTCCGCATGCTGCTCGCTGGTGACGGTATCAGCGGCGACTCAACGCTTGAAGGCAATGAGGAAGCGTTGGTCACGTACACTGACGATATCGTGGTTGACCAGCTTCGTCATGCCGTGCGTAGCGCAGGCCGCATGACCGATCAGCGCATTAACTTCTCCGTCCGAGAAGAAGCGCGCCAAGGTCTTACAGATTGGTGGTCTGACCGCATGGATACTTGGTTCTTTAACCAAGTCGGCGGCGTCGTCTACAACTGGGCTGGCGACACCAAAAAGACTGGCATGAACGCGGTGGCTGCGCCTTCGGCAAACCACCACTTCAACGCCAACGGTCGAGACATTGAAGCTATCGGTAGCGGCTCGCTGCTAACTGAAACTTCGGTGGGCTCCGCCTCGGCGTCAAACAAGTTTTATCTTGAGCACATTGATCAGCTGATCACGCAGGCTAAAACGGTTCAGCCGCTTATTCGTCCAATCCGTCAAGGTGGCGATGAGTTTTACGTCATGTTCTTGCATCCTCAACAGGTTCAAGACCTACGACGTGAAGCAACCGCTGGCACGATCACCTGGTACGACACGCAAAAAGCGCGCGTGCAAGGTGGTGAAATGAACAACGGCATCTTCACTGGCGCGCTCGGCACCTACAACGGTGTGGTTCTTCACGAATCCACTCGCGTACCAAATGGCGCATCCGGTTCCGCAACGGAAGCAAAGGTTAAGCGCGCTATTTTCTGCGGTGCGCAAGCTGCTTGTGCTGCCTTCGGACGTGGCTACGCCACCGGTCGCATGGATTGGACAGAGGAGGTCTTTGACTACGGTAATAGCCTCGGCGTCAGCGCTGGCTTGATCGGTGGTATGAAGAAAACTCAATACAACTCTGCCGACTTCGGCAGCTTTGTACTGTCCACTTCCTACACCGGCGCCTAAATCATCCCCTGGTAATGGAGAGAATGGGGGCGCGTATGCGCCCCCTGATTGCATGCAAAGAGAACAGTTTGATCAGATCCTTAGCGATGTGGCTCAAGTCATTGCGACTAAGCCGCCCGATCTAGCCAAGCTAGAGGAAGCGCAAAACAAGGTCGAGTATTTGCTTTTGCATGACCGGGACAACCCTTGGTTAGTCTTTGTCATGGGCAGCGTTTACATGACGATGGGGCGCTTTGCTTTGGCTGAGTATTGGTTACGCCAATCGCTCGCGATGTTGCCTAACCAGCCTGAGATCTTGAATGCGTTGGGCCATATGCGCCAGCAAGAGAACAGGTTGGAAGAGGCAAAGCAATGCTATGAAGATGCGATCAAACACGGTGGGCATGACAGCGAGGTAACGAATAACCTGGCGAGCCTACTGGTCAACAACGGTACACCGCACGAAGCGATTGAGGCTTGCGATCAAGCTATCGCTTTGGACAACACAAAACCTGACCCTCACTGGAACAAAGCGCTTGCTCAATTAGAGCTAGGTAACTGGCGCGAGGGCTGGAAAAATTACGAGTATGGGCTTGCGCTATCTGGCGTGAGCGCCTATCGCAAAAACCGAAACTATCCGACCAACATCGAGTATTGGAAAGGCACTGCGGGTAAATCCGTAGTCGTTTACGGCGAGCAAGGTTTGGGCGATGAGATCATGGGCGCAAGCATGCTGCCCGATCTGATGAAAGAATGTGACGTGATGGTTGAGGCGCATCCTCGGCTTGTCACGTTGTTCCGTAAAGCGTGGGGCGATCAAATACCCATCTACGGATCAAGAAAGGCCGACGCTAAAGAACTGCCTTGGATGAATTGGGCTAACCCCCAAACCAAGATGCCAATAATGAGCCTCGGCAAGCACTATCGAAACCACGATGCTGCGTTTCCGCGCATTCCTTACTTGAGCGCGCTCGATGAGCAGCGCGAAGATGCGCGCAAATTCCTAAACGAGTTAGGCGAACGCCCACGAATCGGGATTAGTTGGCAAGGCGGCACGTTCCCGACGCGCATGGATTTTCGGACCATCCCGCTCCCTATGTGGCAGGACTTGCTTAAGTCCATTGATGCCACTTGGGTGTCGCTTCAATACGATCCAGCCGAGCAACCAGGTATGTGGGCGCCTATCGTTAACAGCTTCAACGATTGGGCAGGCACCAAACTGCACCACAACGAGCTTTGGAACAACGATATTGATATGTGTTACGGCGGTTTGATCCACGAACTTGATCTAATCGTCAGCATTAACACAAGCATTGTTCACGCTTGCGGCGCTATGGGTGTGCCTTGCTGGACGTTAACACCAAGCCGCCCTGCTTGGCGCTACGGGCTGAAAGGCGACTCAATGCCGTTCTACGGCGGATGGGTAAGAGTCATGCGCCAACAAGGTGATGATTGGACGAGTTTGCTGGAAACGGTGAAGTCAGAACTCTCTGAAACGTACGGATTAAAGAGGGCAGCATGACGCTAATCACCGAAGGCTATCGCGAACAGCTTGAGTCGCTCCACACTGAGCGCGCCGACTTTGGTAAGGGCGGCAGCAAGTGGGCGCATGCTGTGATGAAAATGTGTGCGTTGCTCGAAACTGACGACGTGTTGGATTACGGATGCGGGAAGGGCGAACTGAATTTGCACATGCCGTATCAAATTCAGTGCTATGACCCTGCCGTTTACAAGTATCGGCACACGCCTGAACCAGCGGACATTGTGGTGAGTACAGACGTGCTTGAACACATTGAGCCTGATTGCCTGGACGACCTATTGGCCGATCTAAAGCGCTGCGTCAAAAAGCTAGGGTTGTTCGCAATCCATACCGGCCCCGCAGTGAAGTATTTGCCTGATGGTCGAAATGCGCACCTGATTCAAAAGCCTGGTGAGTGGTGGAACGAAAAACTGGCGCACCTATTCGACATTCGCGATAGCGAAACGGTAGGCAAAACTCACATTGTCACCGTGGAGCCAAAAGCATGATCCGCGTATTCATTGGCTACGACGCAACCGAAAGCGCGGCTTATCACGTCCTGGCGCACAGCATCATGCGGCGCGCAAGCGAGCCTGTCTCAATCACGCCTGTTCGACGCAGCATGCTTCGCGATCTGTTTTGGCGTGAGCGAGACGATAGCGAAAGCACAGACTTTAGCTTGAGTCGTTTCATCTTGCCTGCGCTCTGTGATTACTCCGGTTACGGCATATTTATGGATTGCGATATGTTGTGCCTGACCGACATAGCCGAATTGTGGGAGCAGCGCGATCCTGACATAGCGGTTCATTGCGTTAAACACGACTACACGCCAAGCACTGACATAAAGATGCTGGGCGCTCGCCAATCGGCATATCCCTGCAAGAACTGGTCAAGCATGATGATGATGAACTTCTCGCGTTGCCGAGAACTCACGCGCTCATACGTCAATAATGCGCACCCCAGCGAGTTGCACCAATTCCGATGGGTTGAACCGCATGAGATTGCCGAGCTACCGCTTGAGTGGAATTGGCTAGTCGGTGAGTACGCCAACACGCATCAACAATTGAAGATGCTTCACTGGACGTTAGGCGGCCCCTGGTGGCCTACCTACGCAGAAGCGCCTTTTGCGCAGTTATGGCTTTCTGAGTTTGACAGCTTGGTTGATGAGTCAAACCAGCCAGATTTAAGAAACGAGGTTTTCGATGCGGCGCAGAGATATCACTAAGCAGAAACAGGCTGAGGCCGAGCAAAAGCGCGTGGCTGACGATCTAGTGAAAGCCGATCCGCGCGTCTGCCCGACTTGCGGGAAAGTGCGCGCGAAGCGTAAGAGGAAAGCCGAATGACATTTGGTGCAATGAAGTCGCGAATTTCCAACGAAATGAAGCGCGGCGAGTTAAGCGCAAGCGCGACTGCGGTGCAAGACAGCATTTTATCAGCGATTAAGCACTTAGAGCGAAGGCGTTTCACATGGAACGAGTTTTCGGATGCGACTGCGACTGCAAGCGCAAACGTCTCCTACATTCCGTTCACGCAATTGCCGATCACGCCGCTATCCATCGACACGGCAACCATTGTTCTTAACGGTCAGCGCTACATGCTGGACGAGAAGAACTGGAAAGACATTGAGGCGATTGATAGCACGTTAACGAGTGGCAATCCTGATTGGTATGCCATTCATGGTAGATCAATACGCGTCTATCCGCAGCCTAACGCTGACTTCACGCTCATTTTGTCCGGCGTTAAAAAACTGACAGACATAAGCGCCAACGCTGCGTCTAGCGCGACTAACGCTTGGATGGAGGACGGCGAAGAATTGGTGCGTCTTACCGCGAAGGCAATGCTTTTCCGAGATCAATTGCGCGCACCGGAGCAGGCTCAGTATTTCCAAGTCGAGGCCGCGAAAGTACAGCGCGAGTTGCAACGCGAAACCGCTGCTATGACAGGGAGCGGTCAAATTCGAGGACGGTTTTACTAATGTTTGTGCCGCTGCTTGGTTTTGCTCCTGACGCCGATCCAACACAACAAGGCGTTATGACAGATTGCGATCTGATTATCCCGACCTTGCGCGGCTTTAAGGCAATTCCAGGCGATGCGGATGCAGGTTTAGCCACAGCACCAAGCGCCATTGGCTCCGTGTTTAGCTATAAGCTAGGCGATGGTACAAACCAAGTTATTGCCGGCACCGAAGGTAGCGCCAGTGCTGCCACGTCTCGCCTGTACAACGTTTCTCCTAGTGGATGGACTGATTTAACCAGCAGTGCTGCGGGTGGTGACTACACAGCAACCGCAAGGGCGCGCTGGACGTTTACCAGTTACGGCGACACGATTTACGCCGCGCAAAAAGGCACCGAGATCCAAAAGTCTACGGGCGGTGAGTTCACTGCGGTAGCGGGTGCGCCAAAGGCGTTGTGTATTTTGTCAGTGCTTGATTTTGTTATGGCGTTCAACACCGACGACGGCGGCGCCGTATATGGCAATGATGCAAATCGCTGGTGGTGTTCTGCGGCTGGCGATCCTGACAGTTGGACTGCCGACATTGCCACACAAGCAACGACAGGCTTACTAACCGATACACCAGGAGGCATCACAGCCGCCGCGCGCGTTGGCTCAAACGTGGTTGCTTTCAAAGAGCGGAATGCCTATCTCGGCACCTATCAGGGCGCGCCTGCCGTGTGGGGCTGGCAGTTAATTCCTGGTAGCGGTCTAGGTGCGTACTCGCCCTACAGCGTAGTGAGTGTCCAAGGCATCGGGGTAATGACTATAGGCACCGACAACATCTATATTTTTGATGGAGCGCGCGCCACGCCGATAGGCACCAACCGCGTCAGTCAATTCCTGTTTTCCGATCTGGATTTTAACAACGCCCAAAGCATAGTGGGCTACCACGATCAGGCCGCAAGCCTGGTGTATTGGTATTACCCTAGCCGACAAGAGCCTACGGGCGAACTGACAAGATACCTGGCTTATAACTATCGTTCAGATCGTTGGGGCTTTGGGCGCAAGTCAACAAAGTTTGCATTTAGCTACCTTGCACCAGGCGCAACTTACGACAGCTTAGGCAATATCACAACGACTTATGACGCATTGCCCACGTCTAGCTACAACGAATGGCTCGCGCCTACCGGAACCTATTTACCCGCAAACGTTGGCAGTGATGGGCTTATCACGATCCTCGATGGTGAGAGTGGCACGAGCTACTACACAACCGGCAACCTTGGGTCCGATGGAGCAATCACAGTGCTGTCTCGTGTACGCCCAAGATTCACGACTGTACCAACGACAGGCGAGCAACAGCACAGCTACGCTGACCAGCTAGGCGCGACCGAAACGATCAGCCAAGTAGCGAGCAGTATCAGTGACGGCGCTTTTGATCATGTATTCGCTGCGCGCTGGCACAAACTCAAGCATACGTTCACCGGAAACATGGAAGTGATGGGGATCGACATCGAGGCGAACGCTGACAGTTATGAGTAACCGCGTTCCGCCATTTGCTGCTTTGCCTGCCGATACCGAGCCAGCGTTGCTGCGCGCACTGAGCGATATTTTTCGCGCGCATGCTTCTCAAATCAATTGGGCGACAGGCCAGGATGTTGAACGACTGACGAGCACAGGCGGCGTAGCTGCCGATCTGGTTCTAGCCGATGCGTCTGGTGGCGCGCTGACGTGCAACTTACCAAAAGCACACGATTGGCGGGACCGCGTGTTGCGCGTCAAAAAGACAGACGCGACCGCGAATGCGGTAACGCTCTCAACCGCAGGCAGTGAAACTATCGACGGTGGTTCGTCAGTCAGCATCACCGCGCAAAACGCATGCCTTCAGGCTATGAGTGATGGGGCCGCTTGGTATGTGGTGGGGGAGTACACGCCTTGATCACAATGGTGAAAGTGGACCCTTGGAGCCTGCACCAGTATTGGGATGAAGTCGCGCCCGATCTGGACGTGTGCCGCGTCCACGATAAGGAATCAGTGTGGCTAGAAGATATCTATTTTGCGATCAAGTCAGGGCATGCGGTTTTGCATGTGGCACTGGCTGATGATGGCAAATATGCAGGCATGATGGTGACGACATTGCATACTGATCAATGGGAG